TGGCAGGGCTATGAGGTCGTAGGTCCAGCGGGTACTGTCTTCTCCATCCCAGACCAGCTCTACGATGAGTTCAATGACGACATTGCTCCAGTAGAGCCGACCCTGGCGTGGGTAGACACCAATGAGTTCCAGACCCTCTCCAACTCCGTCTCCGTCACCACCCTCACTGGGACCATCCCGATCTCGGTCACATCAACAACCTCTGGCAAGGTTATTGCCATCTCATCGTCAACCAACCCGGCAGGGTACTACCTCCGAGCGGACGGTACTGGCGCCACGACGTGGGCCGCACTGCCAGCAGACGCCACAGGGATCACCAACATCATTGGGACCTCCCCCATCAGTGCCGCAGTCTCTGGCACGACGGCGACAATCTCCCTCAATGCCAACTACCAGACCGCAGGAAGTTATCAGGCATCTGGAAATTATGCTTCTAGCGTGAGTGCAACGCTACCGATTTCTGCTTCGCTCTCTACAGCGGGGGCAGTAAGTATCTCCATTGACACCACTGGATTCCAGTCATCGGGTAGTTATCAGGCCTCTGGGACATACGTCAATGCTGTCATTGGGACCTCTCCAGCCTCTGTATCTACCGCATCTGGGACCTCTACGGTCTCCATCGTGGCTGGAAGCATCAACTCCAGCCACCTCAGCGCAACCTCTGTTGGCTCTAGCCAACTCATTAGCCTAGCGGTGACGACATCTAAAATTGGCTCTGGGGCAGCAGCCGCAAGTACGGTACTAACAGCAGACGGTGCTGGTAACGCATCATTTCAAGCCGCATCTGGTGGCGGCGGATTCACGCCACTATTTTTGACAGGAGTATAAGATGGCAACAAGTTATAAGGTTCTTGGACAGATCAGCCCATCTGCTGCTTCTGCGACCACGCTCTACACCGTTCCTTCAGCAACCGAGACGGTGATCTCTTGCCTGGTAGTGGCAAACATCTCTACGTCAACCCTTGCATATCGGATTGCAGTTCGACCAGATGGGGAAGTCCTTGCAAACAAGCACTACCTTGCATACGACACAGTGATCGCCCCAAATACAACGACGGTGTACAACATCGCGTTGTGCATTAACGCTGCGGATGTAATTACCGTATATGCATCTGCTGTAGATCTAAGTTTTTCGGCATACGGATCAGAGATTGCGTAGGAGATAAACAATGAGCGTTAATAATAATCAAAATTTGCAAGCAAAAGAAAGAATTGCACGTTTTACCGCATCTGGATCGTGGGTTGCCCCTGCTGGGGTTTACTCCATTAAGGCGCTTGCCGTTGGCGGCGGCGGCGGCGGCGGGGCCGCGCTGTGTGGATTTTCTTCTAATTTCGTCTCTGGCGGTGGCGGCGGCGGAGGTGGTGTAATTGATAATATTTTCCCAGTGGTACCAGGAACAACGTATACGGTAACAATTGGAACTGGTGGAGCTGGTGCAAATACAACTACTGCGCCTGGGTCAAATGGGACCGATACAACGTTTGGTTCACTGTTTACTGCTCCAGGTGGACAGGGAGGAGTTAGTAATAATATAGGGACGGCAGCACGCCCGACATCAAACCCAGGTGGGTCTATGGGCGGATGGGGATTCAATACAGGCAATAGCGATCCTATAACTTCGGGTCACGGGTGCGGCGCGTCAACCCCAATCTTGTTGGCATCTCGCTCCAGCGCGGCTACGCTTAATGACATATATCAACCATCCTTGTTTACATTTTTTAATGGGTTTAACAATATTACAGTACCAGTTGTCCACTCTTACGAAACTGGGACCGATGGTCAGGCGTCAATTCTGGCAAATACAGATACAAACACAACCCATTACTATGGAGTAAAAAGAACCTCTATTGTCTCCTTTATGAGGACGCATACTACGTATCTCCCTGGATTTGGTTGGAAGGGTCTTGGGGCTGGAGGAATGTCTCTAATGGCAAATGGTATTGGGTCGGCTATTCCAGTTAATGATTTTAATGTAATCCTTGAACCAAGTGCTGGTAGAGTATTTCCCGATTTTGGAGCAGCCACTTCAAGTTATTCAAAAAACGCAACAGATGGTCGAGCAAATACTGGGGCTGGTGGCGGTGGTGCCATTGCTGGCGGGAGTAATGCTACAGTTGCAAATGGTGGAACTGGCGGAAACGGATATGTGGAGATTGTATGGCAGGAATAATTAAGGAATGGGCAGTCGTCGTTAACGGCAAGGTCAAACTCTGTGCTGTAGCAGACAGGGAGTTCTTTGATCTGCCAGCGTCTTGCGACGGATCGGTCAAAGCAAAGTTCGGAAACGACTTTACCCTGGTAGATCTTTCTGAATACCCTGGGCAGAACCCAGCAGAGGGTTGGGACTGGGACGGGACAACGTTCTCATTTGAATTTGATATTGTTACCGCGCCTACCCCAGTACTAGAAGAGACGCCTGAGTGACCGAGTTAAAAATCAGGTCACAACTTGACCACGTAGAGGCTGGCGGCATCCTAGACGACTGTGGACCATCAAGCGCCGCGTGCGCGTCCTCCTGGGTCCTTGGCAAAGAGATTACTGCCGCTGAAGGTATTGCGGCAAAAGAGAAGGCTACTGGATTCAAGGAGAAGCAGGGTGTCAGCGACAACGGTTCAAGTCTGTGGGATCTAATCAAGACCTGCAAAGTACTTGGCGCCAACGCCAGATATCCAAGAGACTGGGACGACTGCGTGGCAAGCCTCAGGAAGGGCGCAGCACTCATCATCAACGTGGACGCAGCAAAGAATTACCCGCCACAGGCACTCAGCGCGTGGCACAAGAGATACATTGGTAGGCACGCTGGCGCGACGTACGGTCACATGGTTGCCGCATCCTGGTGCGAAGACCACGGGTTCCAGTTCGCGGACCCAACATTTACTGGTAAGGGTAAGGAAAAGTTTGCCGTCACGGTGACGGACAAGGAACTGAAGGCAATTGCCTCCAGCAAGGGTGATGCACCGTTTAAGCGTTGCATCATTGTCAAGAAGTAGGAGATACTATGAATAAGGAACAGAAGGCACTGCTCGCATCGTGGGGTCGATCATTTGCTGCCGCTTGTGTGGCGCAATTCCTCGCACTCGGAGGTACGGCATTTGACCTCAATGGAGACGCCATTAAGAGCGTCTTCGCTGCTGGCATTGCTGCCATTCTACCAGTTGTTCTTCGTTGGCTAAACCCTAACGACGTAGCGTTTGGCTATAAGGGAGACTGATGCAGGTCTCAGACCTTGCTCCAGTATTGACTGGATGCCATGTCTGTCGGAGTCCACTGGTTGAGCTAATCAACAAGAGGATGAAAGACGGAATGCCAGATCTTAAGATTGCGTCTTGGCTAAAAGACGAGGGTTATTACATTAGTCGTAACACGCTTGGCAAGCATAAGCGAGAACATCTTACATCGCCACATGAGTCGGCTAGGATTGCTGCAGTAAAGAAAATGGAGCAATCCCAGAAAACCATTAAGGCGCAACATCGAGACCTTGCAACGCTTGTGCGTGATTACGTATTCTCTGAGGTAGAGTCTGGGAGCATGACTCCCACACTCTCCGAGGGCCTGAGAGCTCAGGAGATGATGGACAAGCGAAACGATAAGACCGCTGACCGCGACCTGGTCGTATCGCTTGCCCAGATCCTTGGGGGAGCATCGGCAACCTACCAGGTTATTGAAGCAACTCCAGTCTATGAGGTTGAAGGTGAATAAGCCATGGGTCTACGTTGGCGGAACATTTGATTTGTTTCACTACGGACACATGAAGTTCCTCCAGCAAGCACAGAAACATGGACCAGTCATTGTGTCGTTGAATACCGATGACTTTGCTTCTCGATACAAGAGGCCACCGATCCTAACTGTCGGTGAGCGCATGGAGTCATTGATTGGCTGCAAGTACGTAGACGATGTCTGCATCAACATTGGCGATGAGGACACCGGACTAACAATCGACAAGATTACTAATCGAGAGATTGGGTACATCGCCCATGGTGACGACTGGACTGGGGAATCGCTTCTTGGACAGCTAGGCATCACTAGGACATGGCTTAAGGACCGAGCAATAGAAATGGTCTACATCCCATATACACCATCAATTTCTAGCACAGATATTATTCGGAGGATAAATGGCGACGCTGACAGCGATTGTGACTGCTCATGCAGATGAACAGAACCTTCGAAGGATACTGACAGACCTCTATACCTGGCAGGTACGAAAGCCAGATGAAATCATTGCCCTAGCTTCGGACATTAGTCTGGACAAACTCAGGGAAGAGTTCCCACTAGTTCGCTTCTACGAGGAGCCAAACCTTGGGGACTGGGGTCATGCAAAGCGAGCAAAGGGTCTCGACCTTGCAACCTCAGATTACGCTGGATGGTTTAACCATGATGACTCCTACCACCCAGACTACGTTGTAGACATGATGAGACTTGCAGAGTCTGGGAACGATGTGGTATACTGTGGATGGTCTAGGAATAATACTCCGCAATTTAAGTCTGGAAGTTCAACTTCTGGAAACTACATTGTACAGATCGACAAGGGTCGCTCTGTTGGGTACTCCGATCGCCACTACGAGGCTGACGGTACCTTCATTGACAAGATTGTTGAGAAGGCAAAATCTATCGCCTTTTGCAATCGAGTTCTATATTACCACAACGAGGTGAAGTAATGGCACGAAGCGCGGCATGGCAGCGCAGTGAAGGGAAGAACCCTGCTGGCGGATTGAATGCCAAAGGTCGAGCGTCATATAAAGCCCAGACTGGCGGGACGCTTAAGGCTCCAGTAAAGCGAGGCGACAACCCACGACGCGCATCATTCCTTGCGCGAATGGGTGGCATGCCAGGACCAGAGCGCGATGCTAAGGGTCGACCAACCCGTTTACTTCTAAGCCTACAGGCGTGGGGAGCGAGCAGCAAGGCTGACGCAAAGTCAAAGGCTCAATCAATCAGCGCAAGAAACAAGGGGACTCGTGCTCGATAATGAAATTGCACGAGATCTGGCTCTCGGTCGCACTGACATCGAGTTCTTTGCTCGGCGCTGGCTTGGCATTAAAGGCCACCCAGGACAAGTCAGTTGGTGGAATGCATGCCAGGAGCGAGATGAATCAGGGTATCGTCCCCGATACCTCACTACTGTCGTATCCGCAGGGAATCGTGCGGGGAAAACAATGGCGATGGCGGTACTCTGCCTTCACCATGCCTTGTACAAAATGGGCATTCAACAGCCAAATCCAAACGATCCCGATGACGCTCGAAGATGGTCCAACGTACCGTACGACTGGTATCACATTGGAATTCAGCAAGAGACCGCCGAGCTTGTTCACCGCGAAATATCATCTATTCTAAGCGGTAACCATCCAGCGCAAAAAGGGCAGGGATGCCCACTCAAGGATGAACTTGGGACAATTGCAACACTGGATAAGAAGTACCGAGGAGAGTATCTCTGGATCAAGTTCCATCCTTTGGTCGGTGGAGCAAGCATCCATTTCCGTACAACGCAGGAGAAAGCTAAGGCGCTTCTCGGGAAGGACATGAATGGCATCTCGTTCGACGAGGCGGCATTCGAGCCACACTTGGTGGAGATCTACCAAGAGGTACTCAACCTTCGGCGCCTCTCAACGGGTGGTCCGCTCCACTTCATCGGTACGCCGACGGAAGGCATCGGAGACTACTCAGACCTCTGGGAAATGGGAAATACCGAGAACCCGAGCAGGGACCCACAGTTTATCTCCTTTCGGCTTTCAACCCGCGACAATGTTGGATACGGACTCACAGCAGCTAACTTCGACTCCATTGTACGACAACAGGCAGAATACCTCGTACCCCAGAACGTCGATGGATACTTCATCGAATCACGAGACGCATACTTCGCGTCGCAGTCAATCGAAGGAGCCTTTGATACTGACGCACCTACAGAGCTTCCGCCACACAGGGGACATCGGTACGTCCAAGGATGTGACCCCGGTATTTCTTCTGACGCAACATGGACGGTCGTACTCGATTATACGGACCGAACTCGCATCACCGCAGTTCGCGCACGAAAGCGTGAGGGAAAGCAGACGATCCCAGCAGTAGTCAATATGGTTAGGGAGAATGCCTTGCTTTATCAGCAAGACGGAGCATTCTGCACAACGATTGTTGATGAGACTGGCCTTGGTGGAAGACTTTTCCGACAAGAGTTTAGCATTATCAAGCCACTTCGTGGGTACGACTTTGGCGGCACAAAAGCAAAGAAGCTTAATCTTCTTGCCACGTTAAAGTCAATGCTCGATAAGAAGATGATTGTTATTCCTCGTGGGCAACCATGGGATGACCTTCGACGACAGTTGTTCTCATACAAGCTTAACGACAAGAAACTTACTACCGATGCGGTAATGGCACTTGCCCTTGCGGCATGGCACGCATCAAGAAACCCAGAGCAACCAGTTAAAGACCCGGCATTTACGTATTATGGAGGAAGTGATTAATGGCTAAGGTTCGAGGAATCCCAAAGGCGTTCCAGGGAACGCGAGCAATTCCAGGGCAGTATACTACTGACCCTGATATCGCCACGCCTGAACAGATCCGTTCTATTGGGACAGCCCTTGACAAGGCAAAGAAAATTGGACAGGGACAGCGCGTTGATACCCTGATGCCTAAGTCTAGCCCTCTAGTATCGTCCCTAAAAGCCCCTAAAACAGGCCCAGGAGCGACGGAGAGGGCCCCTGCCCCCGCGAGCCAGGGCGTATCCGCAACTTCTCCTGAAATTGTAACTTCTCCTACAATTCTTAATTATTCAACTGGGTCAAAGGGCACCCCAATTAAAAAGAATTACGCAAAACTTGATGTTAGTAAGTTGAGTGAATCTCAGACTGCATCCATTAAAATGCTTAAGGCTTCTCTTGAGATTCAGAACGTTATTCCAGAAGAAGACCCTGGGTTCAAACTATTTGGTGAAGTGCTTATGCGCAAGCAGACAACGGAGCCAGAGCAGAACCGACTTCGTGCAATCTTCCGACGTTTTGATAACCTCTACCATCCAAACATTGTGACGCTTGGTGGAGCAGACCATTGGGCAGATGACGCAACAGCTCGAACCGCTGGTCGAGCCCACGTTTCAGTCAACGTCCATGCTGCGTACGTCAACATTCCAGCTTCGTTGCAGGCAGTGATGCCAGTGATTAACTACGTCCCAGAGGGACAGGATAATGATTCACGCGCTAAGGCAGCTAACGCAGAAAGGCTGTTTTTTCGCTGGGCTGAAGAGAATGAGTTTGACCTTGTTCTTGAAGACGCATGCTTTATTAAGGCGCTTTACGGATACACTGCAGCTAAGATTTATTGGGATGCAGAAAAGCAGATGCCAAAGGTACGCATTGTAGAGTCACCAGAAAACCTCTACCTTGGATTTGGCGTGTCTGACTTTAGCCGAGTAGACTGGGCTCTTTACTGCTACGGCATGTCTCCGCAGGCAGTTGAAGAGGATTATGGCATTCGAGTTGTCCCAACACAGCAGGGTGGCAAGTGGTACAACTACACCGCCTCAACCCATGATGATCCAATTGCCAACGTTTACCTAAACCAATTTGAGCGCAACCCACTTCGACGCGAAACACCGTACGAGATGCAGCAGGTTGAAGTATACGACTACTGGTACAAGGTTCCTGGAGTTGCAGGCAAGGCTCCAACAGTTTATAACGCCATATTTGTCGGCAACACACTGGTAAAGAATACAAAGCATGCAGAGTTCCGAGGGGACCTACCATACATCCTTCTCCCCAACGCCAAGGTTCCTGGAAGCCCTTACGGCAAACCGGAACTGTATGACGTTGAGCAACTCCTAAGGGAGAAGGACGAACGTATTACTAACCAGGCACAGATGATCCACTCAGTTATTGGTGGTCAGATGTTCCAGTTGGTTGGCGCAGAGGCACCAGATGAGATTCCGGCCAATGCTATCCCAAAGCCTGGAAAGATGGCAGCACCTGGACCTGGCAATGAAATTCGCTCAATCTCGCCGTTTATTCCTCAGTTCCAGATTGAAGACTACAACAAGCGTATCGACCGTGAGATTGCGGTGGTGACGGGACTCAATGACCTCCTCCTCGGGCTTGCTCCTTCGGGCGTGCTCGGGTCATCCCGCGCCATCGCGTCGCTCGTGGCTAACTATGAAGCACGCATTGCTCCAAAGCGCAAGCTACTCTATTCATGGATCAAGCAGGTATGGCGTTTGTGCGCCAAGATCTGGGAGACAAAGGATAAGAAGGTTGGCGTCATCTTTGGCGGCAACTACCGAATTGAGATTACCCCACCTGAGCTAACTCCTCGAGACACACTCGAGCTTGCTCAGACCGCTATCAACCTTGTACAGAACCGTATCTGGAGCGCAAGCCGCGCAATGGATCGCGTTGGTGTCGAGGACCCAGAGGGCGAGATGGGAGTCATTCGAGACGAACAGACCGATGCAACGCTCAATCCATCCGCTGTTATGGCTATGGCAAACCTTGTTCAGATGTTCCAGCAGATGCAGTTGCAGCAGCAACAGGCGGCTCAGGAGCAGTTTGCGCAGCAGCAGGCAAGCGTGGAAAATACTGCACGGATGCTTCAACAGCAGCCGTCTGGATCTCAATCGCTTAACCAGCTTGAGAATCAAGCACAGCCACCAGCGGGTGCAGTTCCATCCAATGCATTAGCACCAAACGGAGCCCCTCTTTCATCTGGGCAACCAATCGATCAAACATTGGCAAATGGTGAACAACTAATGCCACCAGCAGGAGGTAACGTTTAATGGCAAGGATTGGTAGGTTCGGACGATCAACGTCTGGGCAGCAAAATTTAAGTTCCTTTATTAGAAGTCTTGCTACACAGAATAGGAACCTCGAACAGAGCGCACTGTTTAACTCATTCTACGATGGCAGTCTTTATGGTGGCGAAAATACCAATTTCTCAGATCTTCAAAATTTTGTTAACGGACGACTTGCTGAGGGAAATCTTAGCCAAGCTGAGATTGCGTATTATGATAATCTGTTGGCAAATGCAAAAGGTTTTCAGACAGATAAAACCAACAAAAGTCTTAGCGAATCATTTACTGCAAACACTGGGGCAAATTTTGAAGAGTACGTCGCATTCCTCAAGGGAGAGGGTGCTGGAAAGTATGGCACTGACCTAGAGCAAGTTGTAAAGAACTATGTAACATATGCATACAATGACCTTGTAAAGTCAAACATCACAGAGGAAGAGTATGACTCGCTGTCTCAGAAAGCACTTTCTGCTGTTGTCGATGACGCTAATACCTACAACGATGTTAAATTTGATGTTAATAGCAATTTGTACAAATACCAACTAGTTCTGGTTCAGGACATGGTTGATAAGGCCAATGGGAAAAAGGCCTCAAAGGTTATTGCCGCAAATAAAGAACTTCTTTCGTGGTATGAAGGGTGGAAAACCAAACTTGAAACAGCAGGTATTGGTGGAACATTTTATTCTAATATAACAACTGAAATCCAAAACACTAAGGATCTCATCAAGAAGCAAGAGGTTGATGCATCAAATGCAGCCGCAGCATCTTTCCTGTTGCAACGCAAGGAATCATACGACTCCGCGATGGGAACACTTAATGCGTTTGCAAAGGCAATTGGATCAACACTTGGCGTAGATACATCTTCTGCTACGTTTGGATTTGCTGATCTTCAGAAGGCCAGCCCTGCTGGTCTTACTGCTTGGCTTGAATCACAGCCAGAGAGCACACGCATTGAGGTGCAAGTGGCTCTCGATGAGGCAGCTCGAGCTTCAAAGGGATACGTCAACGTGCTTAACAGCCAAGGTAAGGGTAACTCCGAGGAGGCGCTTACCGCCTCAGCAACAGTTACTGCTACCAAAAAGGTTTCTGGTGAGAACACGTCGTACGACGAATACATTACTGGCGTGCAGAAAAAGGCAATCTTCATGACTGCCGCAGGTAATATTCCTGGAAATGAAAAGATTGTGATGACCCAGTGGGCAATGTTCCTCCGTGGAAAAACTACTACAATGTTTGGAGATGGACTTGAAACGATTACCAATCCAGCATTAGATGAAATCCAGGTAAAGATCGATAACGAAGCAGGACTTTATGAAGCTGCACTTCGTGGTGAAAAAATTACTCAAATCCCAAGTACGCTTATGGATGAGGTAATTCCTTCACTTGTATCGTCTGGGTTCCTTCCTCAACTTCCAGATACTACCACAACTGGTGACAATAGGTACAGCATTGCTGAGTTTTCAAATGTTATTGATACAGTAGAATATGATGCTGGTTTCCTTAATGGGACAAAGCAAATTAGCTATCCATCAGATCCTAGCCTACCACCATTGATTACTGACATAAAATCTCCCGCACCAGGAGCTGGTTATATTACTCGACTTGAACAGGACGCCGCTGGAAACAACTACGCAGCGCAATATCAGGGAGTTCCAATCTACGGATCATATGCTGGGCAGCCAGACACCTCTGACATGGGGCTTTGGGGCTATAAGATTGAAACTTCAGTAGGTCCAATGTATGCCTCTAAGGATGGTATTATTTATAAGACGCCACCTTTGGATATTGGAAAACTGATGCTTGCCGCTGACGGGAAGAGCATTATTTCCCGTGAATCAAAGAAGACAGTCCTTCCTAACAATCAAGAGGTATACCAGATTAAGTCAACTATTTCTGGAACAGAAGCTGTATTGTCAGACCTTGTAAATCCAAACGCTTCGACTAAGGCTCAGTCGCTTATGGTAAACCCGTACGCAAGGGTTAACTCGGACAACCCTGCGTTAGTTGGAATTCAAGGTACCAACATTATTCTTCAGTCAATTCTTGATACCGTTCCAGCAAATAGCGCACTAGCTGTTGAAACACTTGCACTTATTGAAAAAACAACTAAAACTCAAACGGAGTTATCAAACATGGCAAGTGTCAGCCAAGATCCTGGCGTACGAATTGCCATGATGAATGCAGAACTTGCGGCAGCAAAAGTTCAAAAGAAGAAAGAAGAATTTGTACAGCTAGCAACCATTAGACCAATTGATACAAGGGGATCGTTTGGCACTAATTATCAGACTGGCGGTGCGGTTCAGCCGCAGCAGCCTATATCGTACAATGGGATTAATCAGGCTACACCAACTGGTGCTGGCAACAAAACTGAATTTGACCTTGGATTTGTTTTCCGTGGTCTTGCAACGCTTGCAAATCCAATAGGTGTAGCTGGTGCAATTGGAAATGTAATTGGCCAAGGAGCTGTTGGAATGTTCAATAAGATTACCGCTCCTGGCCCATCAAGCGTAACAATTTCTCCAGGACTCAGGCCAGCTTCTACTATCACTCCAAGGATGAGTAGCGGCGGGGTTTCTCCAGCGGTAAACATTGTTGGAGTAGAAGGGTACGGACCAGTTATGACTTCTGTTAAGGCTGCATCTGTTACCCCAGCGGCCCAGGCGGCATTTAACGCATTCCGGGCTGGAGAGATAGCTCCTCTAAATGGGTCAGTTACTCCAATCAATTCGTCAGTTCCAACAATTGTTGCTGGTAAGGGCGGGGGAGGTCGTTAATGCCAAGTATCTTTTCTGTTAAGCCAGGAACTGGTGGATATACCGCTCTTGATAGCGACATCTCACTCCCGTCCCAGGGTAGCGGATCTACTGGGTCGTCTCGCTTTGGTGCTGGACCAGGTCGTGCTTCGGTAAATATTACTAAACCAGATACGTTTGGTGAGTCTTTAGAGGGTCTTGGCCAAGGATTTCTTGGACTTATCGGATCGGTGCCTGGTGTTGGCGGACTCCTCAAGGGAGCCGTTGAGACAGTCGGTGGTGCAGTTGGTGCCGTTGGCAATGTTGTCGGATCGATTCGACCATTTGAGGCTGGTCCAAGTGTTGGCGATGTGGTGTCTGGAATCCCTGGCGCCGCACTAGATGTCATCTCGGCTCCTTCTCGATTTGTCCAAAAGGATATTATTGCCAAGTCCGCCGCAGAGAAACTCTTGCAGGATCAGTCTGGATCTAATTTCCAGAGCGTCAAAGATTACTACGACATCGGCTCAATCCGAGCTATGGTTGATGCTGGTGCGACGGTCGACGAGATTGCCCAAACTATCTACAGCGAAGGACGAACGTTTGGAGCAAAACCGGACATTGTCCGCGACGTTGTCCTTGGTCTTATTACTGACCCAATTACATACATTCCTGGTGGAGCAATTGCCTCTGGCGCTGCTCGAGCAGGAGGATTGATTAAGGCAGTAAAGACTGGGGCGCTTCTTGCAGCCAAAGACTCAGAGTTCATGCGCCTATGGCAGCCAGTTGGTCAGGTGTACAACGCTATCGGCGGAACGTTGAGCGGTACTTCTAAGGCATTCGCAAGCGCCATTGCTGGCCGAGCGCACACCATCCTCGAGATGGCATATAAGCCAAGAAACATTAGGGCTGCTGTTGCCGCACTTGCTAGGTCATCTCCTGGAGAAGCCGACACCGTTATTAAGACCGCTTCCGAACTTACCTCCTTTACCATGGGCAAAGCGGCCAAGGGTGGGGCTGCTGCGCTCATTGAGGACCAGGCGGCGCTTGCTGTGCAAGGTAGTGCCGACGATTTTGTTAACTCTCTTATAGAAACAGTCCGCCCATTTGTTGAAGCTGGTGACGAAAAGGGAGCACTTGCTGCTGTTACCCCATTACTTGATGCCGGGATGATTCCAAATAACTCACGAGGAAAACTTATTAATTCTGTCAGCAGGGCAATTAATTTCCCTGAAGAGATTAAAGAAATTAAAGATTCTATTCAGGCAAATCTACAGCTTCGAGCTCTTGCTATCGATAGCGCACAGTCCGCTGAAGAGGCGCTTGCAATCCAGGGTCGACTCCACGGAAATAGCGTTGTTGTTGCTGGGGCAAAACTTCTTATCTCTGGTAAGCAGGAACTACTTCCGCTAACAACTGACGTAAACGCAGCTCGTGCCTTTGTTCGCAACGGCCTTGGGTATGCATTGGGGCGAAGCACAGTGCAGGCTGACCAGTTCTTTGACGAACTAATCCTTCCTGCAATCAACGCTGGAAACGTCAGCGACGCGCTTGACTTCCTCGAGTTTGTTCGCGCACCAGCCTACGGCAAGCTTGCCCAGGGGATCGCCAATGTCCGACAGACAATGACTGGCATTGGGTCTCGTATTACACTTATCTCCCAGAGAACGCTCTCACGCGCACGAGCGAGTGAGATCGATACAACGATTAAGGGACTTAGTGGAAAAGAATTGAAGGCCGCAATTCGGCAAAGTACTGACCAGTACGACGAGCTCTATGGTCGATTTGGTCGTATTGATCTTGATGCTCTTGACGAAAAGCAGCTAGAAGAACTTAAGGATGATATGAGAAACTTCCTTAACGATAACAGCAAGACGTTTGCTGTTGATATTCAGGCTGATGAGCTTATGGAACTTAGCGATGAAGCAAAGCAGTACTGGGTCCAGGCGGAAAAGGTTGGCTATCGTCTAGGCATTGCACCAGAGGATGGGGTCATCCAGAAGTGGTCAACGCTGCAGGACAAGTATGGCCGATACTACCACGCTAAGTCATACTCACCATACGCGGATCTTGTTGATACTGCGTTTACCAACCCGCAAAACCTTGGCGGAGACCTTCTCACCTACAAGCGAAATCCGCTTCAAGAGATGCTTCGCTACGCCTTTAGCCCTCGCTATGGATCGTTGATTCAGGCAAAGGCTACCAACCGATTTGTGGAAGAGACAACCGCCGTTGGGCTAAACCAGTCAGAGTCTCGTGCTGTGTGGAATGTCATGAATGACTTGGCGGACCAATATAAGACATTGCCTCGAGGTCTTTCCTACGAGGCAGTCATGGGGCCAGGTAATCCTCTTGCCAAGGCAATCAACGCTGCTCTTGGAAAAGAAGCTCTTGCGCGCATTGCCGCAAAGGCTGGAGTTCCAGTAGAGGAGGCGTGGACACAAGTCTTCAATGGGTTGATGAGGGCGTATGCTGGGCATATTGATGACATTGGTATCATGCCTGCGCTTACGTCGCGGATAAAGATGCAGTTCCCTAAGATCGCAATCGTTACCGACAGGTTTTACCCAGCAAGCCGATTCGGTACACTTGCTCCACAATTCCAATACATCCAAGAAAACATTGAGCCAGTGTTCTTTAGGTTTACCACTGGCGCTGGCGTACGTGAAGAACGTATTGCTGGACTTACAAAGAATGATATTCGAACTCGTGCAATCATTGGAGAGTACGCCGCTGTCCGAGAAGTTGGCGATGCACAGACGGTCTTCATGGTTGCTGGAAATCAGACTGCTCAACAGATGGGGACTAAGGCTCCTACGTTCTGGGAGGCCATTGGAAGTTTTGCCCGAGGAAACGCCGAGTTTAAGGACGTACGTCTTTCCATGAAGAACGGCATCCTTGCGGTAACTGATCGAAAGAAACGAACCATGCAGGCAATGATTTCTCGCGGTGCTTCGCTTCGAGCTAATCGCGTATTTGCCGAGCACCTTCCAGAAGAGCTTCCAAACCTAGAGAGGTTCTTTGGAACGTCAGAACCAGAAGACGTTATGCATATTATTGGTCTTGACTTTATTGGCCGAACTGACCCAGTGTCAGCACAAAGGCTGATGGATGCTGGTGTCGATGTTGCAATGATGCGAGGGTTTACTAGCCGTGGAGTTGTTGCAACAGAAGTTGCTGTCAACGAAAAAAGGTTTGTTGACGCTGGCGGTGAAATTCTAGAGCTGGATGACCCAGAGGACCTGAAGCAGCTCCTTGACGACTTTACTGATTTTGATTCTGCTGATAATGTTGTTGATGATGTTGTTGACGATTATAATCTTACTGCCGAGCAAGAAGCTTTTGAGCAAGAAGCTTTTAAAAAGGAAGGTAAAACACTAGAAGAGCTATTTCAGTATGGTGCAGACAATTATAACAAAGGCATACTAAAAATGGCAGTTAAAGAAAATGTTTCGATAGATGATGCTAGAACACTTTTCTTTGAAAAGAAAAGTGCAGACCAAGATGCGATGCTTGCAAAGGCAATAAAGGAACTTGGGAAAAATCCAACAAAGAAAGACGTTGCTGATGCAACGGCAAGAGTTCTTAAGGATTTTGGAGAAGTTAAAACAAAGACTGGCGGAAGCTCGGGTTTTGATGGAAAATGGTGGGATGAGCAGGGGGCTGTTTCTGACATTCAAGGACTTTTGAACAAGCATATGTCTGCAACGGTTGATAGGGCTAGGTCTGTTGGGACTAAGGCCACTGGACCAAGGCCACTTTCAAGCTACAAACGTGATGAGGTATCAGCAATTCAGGCTATAGAAGATTATTATGGCGGGTCAAAATCTATCTCACAAGAAATGCTTGCAACACCAAAAGGTCGTGCAATTGCTCGTCACATGTTTAACTATGACGACACCTGGGAAACTGCCGCAAAGAGGGTAGAGGAAGAAAGACTTTTTGCCTTAGAAGAAGAACTTCCAGACTGGAATGCTGTTAAAAACAATCCTGCAAAAAAGAAAGATTATCTTAATAGAAATCCAAACCCAGAAGAGTTCTATTCTGGCAAGCCAGATGCTAAATTTTATGTTGAAAAATCAAAAAACTCCTACGGAAAAATTGGTTTTAATGAAGAAGATATATCTGACATTTTTGATGATATTGAGGGTAACCTAAAAAACGGTACCATAGATATTAGAAACTTTAAAAATGGATTCCAGGTGTTCCCTGACCAAGGCCGTGAGTACATCAAGACTCTTAAGCAGAGCGAACAGGCAGGGACTGCATTCTCAGTTCTAAAGGACGGTTTGAATAGGTACTTCATGTGGGACCCAAAGGTTCGCAAGGCCGCGAAGTGGAAGGTCGCATATGACGCTGATGGGAACATCTCTGGCTTTGCCTTGTTTGTCCCAGAGAAGCTTCGTGCTGGACTTACTGGAGAAGACATTCTAGATAACATTGCCGTCACACACCTTGGCGCGTTCCAGAAAGGTGGCGGGACTGGGTCTGCACTGCTTGCTGATGCCCATCGAGCAGCTAAGGCTGAGGGTATCGGGATGTATGTCCATGATGTAACAGATAGCTCTAAGGCATTTTATTATAAGCTTGGATTTAAAAAGACAACTAACCAATACGATTCAATTGAAAATATGATGGCCCCTCCTGACTTTATGTATAAGACAGTAGGAAAGACTGACGCAGAAGTTCAGTCGTATCAGAACATTGTAGCAGGATTCCGTAAGGCGGCTGCTGACGAGGGCAAGCGTGCGCAGAGGGCAATTTACTTCGACCCTAACCGTCCGTGGATTGAGCGAAGTCTTAACCACCCACTGCTTGCGCTTTATCCACTCTCCTACATGGTAGGAAAGGTTATCCCAGAGTTTACTCGATTGCTTGTTGCAACCCCATTTGCTAAGGCGCTTGGCGGGACACGCCCGTTCCTTGGCGTTGAGGCACTGAGGATTACGGCAGAGGCTACGGTTGCAGCAACGCAATACGATCCAGAGTTTAGCTCATGGATTCAAGACAATCCAGAAGCCTGGATTCTTATTAACTGGCTTCTTCCATACACCCCAGACAACATTGGGTTTGGTCTCTCCTCAACGGTGCGAAAGTTGGGCGTGGCCAAGGGTATGGCTGGAGAAGGGTTTGATGTTGGACGTTTCCCACAAGAGGGATTCAATCAGGTTGTATCTGCTTCGCTACCTGGGTCGTGGCGACTTGGATTCAATGCTGCAAACCAGATATTCACACAGAATCCGGTCGCGGATTTGGCCCCAGATAGTCTGAACATTACAGACATTCTGCAAGGAAAGAATTAAACCCAGAAAATCTGGGTGGTAATAGATAGGAGTACAGTAATGCCGGATGAAGTCGTGGCACAAGCTCCAGTAGAGTCAGCTCAAGTTCCAGCAGAGGCTACGGCCCCTGCTGAGGACACGCTCACTCAGGCTGAGGGTGAAGATGTCGCCACTTATAAGAAGCGGCTGGCTGGTAAGGACCAAGCCCTGACCGCCACCAAGAAGGAACTCGATGCTATCCGTAAGGAAGCCGATGACCTGAAGAGGTGGAAGGCTGAGATCGAAGAGAAGAACCTTTCGGAATACGACAAGGCTCAACTTAAGATCAAGACGCTTGAGGAGACTCTTGCTAAACAGCAGGATGAAGCTCGTCAGGAGCGGCTATCGAGGCAGCACCCACTCTACGCACAGTTTCGCCAGGACACTGTGAACTTGGATGAAGAGGGCCGAGCGGCCGCCTTTGAAAAGTTCCTTGCTTCCCGCGTTTCTGAGGTTGAGTCGGAGCCTCGAATTGATCCAAATAATCCACGACGAGAGCCAGTAGTGGAGAAATCAACGTCAACGAGTGCTGAAATCAGTGATCGATTGAAGGCTCTTGGCAATCCATTTAGTAGATAAACAAAGGAGAATGTAGATGGCTACCACCACTACGGCAACCTCAGGTTTTTCTGATCTCGTACAGGAACTTGTTTCTGCACGAGCGCAAGAGGAACTGCGAGCACGAGCCGTTCATGCGATGCCAGGGCTTTACGTCCCTGCTCGCTTCATTAAGGGAACGAATACCCTTCGTTACGCACGTTATGCTGACCTTGCGGTCAACACCACGGCGCTTACGGAAGGTACCGCTCCAACCGATGGCGCTCTGACCATTTCGTCCGAGTACTTCACCGCTGCACAGTTCGGTGCGACGGTTGCAGTCTCTGACCTTGCTCAGATCGACTCGCCGCATGACCTGATTTCTATCGCTGCAGAGCGCATTGCTTACAATGCGACCCGCTCGATGGACGTTCTTGTCCGCGACGAGATTCACAGCACCGCAAAGACGAGCGCAATCTTTGGCGCCACTGGCGCAACGACGCTTACCGCAAACACTGCTAACTCGGCTGTTGCCGCTGCTGGTGTGTTGACGGGAGCGTTCGTGAAGCAGATGGTTGCTCGGCTCAAGGGCAGCAACGTTCCACAGTTCGCTGATGGCACGTTCCGCTGCATCATCCACCCTTCACAGGAGTATGACCTTGTGTCAGACACTTCGGTAAACGGCTGGATCGAAGCAAACAAGTACGTCAACCAGATGCCACTTCTCACGAATGAGATTGGTATGTTTGCTGGCGTGCGCTTTATTGTGTCTTCGGACGCCAAGGTCTACGCGACCGCTGGTGCTTCGAGCGGCAACGTGTACAACGCTCTGTTCCTCGGACCAGACGCTTACACGATTGGCGATTCGCAGACGCTTCAGTCGTACTTCGTGGCTCCAGGCGGCGATCATACTGATCCGCTCGCTCAGAAGGCACTGGTCGGCTACAAGATGCGCTTCGGCTCCCTCCTCCTCGATGAGGCTGGCGCCCGTTATCGCATCCTGAAGACGCAGGCAACAGTCGCCGTCTAATCGTTTAGACAGGTGAGTACCCCCGATGTCGCTTGACATCGGGGGGAAACCCTACTAGAATAACTCTGGGCAATCATGCCTAAATACCCAGAGGAGTAAGATGAATGTATTAGTTTGGGGCACTGCCGAACAAGGTCCTTGCGCTTATTTCCGTGGTCATATGTATGACGAAGAGTGGAAAAAGATGGGCATCAACGTCAAGCACATTGACAAAGTCAACTTCATTGCCAAGGATGGCGCACAGGGCCTCTCCCAGGATGAGGCGATGCGAAAAGGTCTGCTGTCGGTAGACACCAGCGACATTGACTGGGCAGACATTGTGATGTTCCGCCGCTACTACAACTGCTCCGCCAAGTGCAACACCTGTGGCGCGGCGACAAAAGATCCAGCCGCCATTCAGGTACACCCACACAAGATGGAGTTTCGCGACGCCATCACTGAGTGGATGTGGCCAGCCTTTGAGTCTGAAACATTTAATAAAGCGGTCATCTACGAGACGGACGACAATCACTTCCAGATCCGTACGTGGAATGGATACCACCCAGACGTTCAGGCAGAGCGACCGCTTATTGAACGGATGGCACGGAGGGCTGACCTCGTTACTGTCAGCACGGGTCCAATCAAGGATGCGTATTCACATCTCAACGAAAACATTCAGGTGATTAGAAATGCAATTGATCCTTCGATTTATACAACAGATGCTACTCGCCCAGAACACGGTGGTAGCAAACCACGCGTGGTCTATTACGGCAGCACGGCGCGAATGCGTGACTACGCTGGATACCCCAGCGGTGTTGGCGGAAAGTGGGAAGGCGGATACGCTGGTAAAGCGATAGAGGACCTTCGTAAGGAACTCTGGAATGTCTTCATCGGCGTTAACCCAGGGACGGAACACGTCATTGTCCCGTTCTTTGATGAGGCGTATCCCTACGTTGAGAACATCCGACAGTTCTCCCAAACGCTGGCAGGAAGCCACGCAGACATTGGGATTGCGCCGCTCGGAGGGGATGACTTTGACCGCTGCAAATCAGAACTCCATTGGCTGGAATACGCAATGGTTGGGGCGGCATTCATTGGCGAAGGATTCAAGTACGGAGAAGCCCCCTACTCAATGGTCAACCACGGCGTTGACGGACTCGTTGTCCGTGGTCGACAGCAATGGTTTGACGCAGTAAAGAGTTTAGTTAGAAGCAAGGACCTGCGGGATCAGCTTGCAGGCGCCGCTAAAGAACGAGTGCTTAAAGAATACGACTATAAGGATCGGGCCAAGGAATGGGCCGATGCCTTCAAATGGGCAGTAGAGCATAAGGGGATTTGGAAGCATGGCAGAAACACTCAGCAGTCTTCGAACGATGGTCCGCAGGGATCTTCGTGACGCAAACGGTGCAACCTGGTCAGACTCAGAGGTTGATGATTTAATCAACTCTGGTATTGACTGGGTCAATGGATTTTACCCAAAGGAAGCAATTCAAACAACAGCGTTTACTCAACCAATTTCTGGCTCTGTGTTTTCTGTTGCAGCAACGGATGTTTCATGGCCATTTAGAGTCGACGCATATGATGCTGCAGGAAAATTTAAGGAAACAGTTTTACCCACCACTTCAGATGGTCCAAACTCTGGATGGGAAATTCACAACAACATTGTCTTTTTTCCTCCGCACTACACCCTTTCTTCTCCAGGTACGCTTCGCATTTTTGGATACAGCACGTTTATTCAATTGTCTTCTAGCACATCTACGACAGACATGGATACCTCTGCCATCAATGCTGTTCGAGTGTGGGCTCAGGCGGAAGCTTTTAACCGATTGCTTTCCGACCGAGTAGCGTTTCAACAGTGGCAAGTCCAGTCTGGAAACTCTGACGTGTCAGCTTTGTCCATGAACCAGATTGCACTGTCTAACCAGCAACGCGTCAAACGGGAGGAAGCCCGTCTCCGCAAAATGCGGAGGCTCGGATAATGGATTTTAATCGACCAATTACTTATCAGGTTGCTGGTGGGTCAACCATTGACTTTAACAGCATTGCCGTTTCTGACGTTACTACACCTGCTGCTCGCGGTGGGTATAAAGTGCTGTCTGCGCGATTCAACGAAGCCCCACTTGTAGGATACGTCGACAAACGGGCGCTCCGTGATGGTGCCGACATTGCAGACACTTATATTGGTACCCGCACATTGTCTATTGTTTGCGGAGTATTCGGTACATCAAGCGGTGACCTTGGCGATAAGGTTCAAGCCTTCCTCGACGCAATGCGCCCAATCCCTAGGACTTACGAAGCAGACTACGGGTTCCGGCAGTTAGCGTTTTCTCAAGCTACTATTGACACTGCAAACTATTCTACTGGGTTTGTTCCAATGATGATGCTTGTTCGTCCAGCAACTATCCCAACGGTTACGCTAACGTCATCCCAATCAATTGGGGCATCCTCTAAAGGATTTGCTGCAACGGTTGGCTTTACGCTGTTGGCAAAAGCGCCGTATCGATATTCCGCCACTGAGCGAAGTATCTCTATCACGGTATCTTCTGCCAGTACTTCATTTCCAAATCTTGGATCGGCTGTTGCTTACCCAACGTTTGAGCTAATCTATTCCTCGGCAGTATCGTATGCGGCTGCAACTGTCGCGTCCGTAACATTTACGATGGACTCTCAGGTTCTCAAACTAAACAACCTGGACTTTATCCAGAAAACGTCGACAAACGAAGTCCGATGGTACGTTAACTTCGAAAACCAAACCGTTCTTCGCGGACTTAGATCTACTTCGGGAGGATCGTACGTTACGACCCTTAGACAAGACGTGATTGATACTGCGGTCTATAATTTTGGAACTATCCCGCCTACGGATGATGCGGCAACCGTTCTTACAACATCTTACACTGGGAACACTCTCGGGCTTATTACCGCGACATACCGTGAGGCGTGGTACTAATGGCGTTTAACTACATTCAGTTTTCCAGCAGCACTGCCGACCTAACTCTTACCCGAACACGAACCATTTCGGCGGCTGTCTACGACAGCGCGACGAATACGGTTGACACTTCCTTCACTGGCGTCATCGCTTTCTCTGTTGACACAACATCAATTGGAACCATTTCTATCGGCACGGCAAGTGCTACAGCAGTTGCTGGCATTGCCACGTCTGTGGTCACAGCGGCTGGCATTGGTCAGGTAAACATCAGGGCGCATTACAGCACCGCTACGGCGGACGGAACGCAGTCGTTCAGCGTCGTTGCTCGCAACATTGCCTTCACTTCTTCTACGGCGGAGATTGCCGCTGGATTCTCGCGCACCCTAACCGCAGAGCTGCGGGATACGAC